GTGAGCCGGAGCGAATCCATAAGCGGATAGATCGGCGTCGCCAGGCGAGCGAACGCTGAAAGGTTCAGGTTGTAGGTATCGCCTGGGAGGACCTCGTCGACGTAGATCGGGATGAGATACCCGGCGTCGAACGTGGTCTTGTGGTCGTGACTGCGATTGAATTGCGACCGTGGAATGGTCGCTGTCGGAACTTCGCTGAACTTATGCTCGGTCCTGCGGCCGCCGCCTGCAATACGCTTTTCTTTCACCTGGAAGGCCTCCTATGCACAAATGGCTACTTGTTCTATTTGTGCTGACTGACAGGTTGAAAACCTGTCGTTTCCATGCCAACTTTGCTCGAGGTGGTTCGAGCTGCTTTGTCTTTTTACAACTTTCCCGACCTCCCCCTGAGACGGTGTAGCGGCCCCCTCAGCCTAGCGGGGGGCCGCGTAGCCGTCGGGTTTACTGAGGTGGTTCTTCGCCTCCTTGTGATGCGGCTGCAGGTGCAGCCGCTGTTTCTGGCGCCGGTTCCGGCGCCGGTTTCGGTTTTTCGATGAGGCCGAGTTCTACGGCCTCTTCCTGATTGTTCTTGTCCTGGATGAAGTCGATCAGCTCGGCTGGATCGTTTCTGAATCGGCTTCTCACTGCACTTGGCAGAGTCGCGAATGCCTCTTGTGCGTTCCGCACTTTGATTTGACACTCCATGTAATCTCCGACGTCGGAGACGTCGGTAAATGCAGCGGACCGCTTTGATATCAGCTCCGGGTTTATTGTTCCGGTCTTGTGGAAGCGGTCCATGATCGTATTGATGTTCGCTTGTCGCTGGAATTGCTGCTGTGTCTTCCCCTTCGTCCTATCGAAGGTGATCGCGACTCGGCGTCGCTTTGGCGGGTAGCCGTTCATTGTGCTGTGCCTCCTTGATCGACGTAGTTAAGGTCAAGATAGTCCGGTTCTGGGGGGGGAGCCTTTGGGGGGGTCCTCCCCCCCTAGGCGCCCCGCCGGGGCGCCTAGAGCTTCGATGCTTTAAGGTTCGGCGGAGCCGATTTCTGATTGTTGATGTCGTCTTTGAATTCGGCTGCCGACCCGATGAGTCGAGCAGGCGTGACGTTTTCAAATAATGCTGTTTCGGTGTCGAATGCTCCGACATGGAATAGTTGAAAGTCTCCGGAGTGTTTGTGCATGGTCGTCTCAGGATTGTTGACGGCATCCTGAAAGTTTCTGGTTGCTTGGCCGATGGCCGATGCAAACCAGGGCTGTCCGAAGGCTTCAACTTTAAGGTCGTAGACGCTGAAAGCTTGCAGCTTCATAGTGGACGTCTCCTCTGTTTGGATTTGGAGCGAAGGATTAACTCTCTGGCGGTGTTTCTGAGTCCGGATTTCTGCTCCTCTGTGAGCTTGTCTTGTCGCCTCGCCTGGATGGATTCGAATAGGCGAGGGTTGTTCCTCTCGATTTGCTGGTCGTAGTAACGAGGTGGCTTATAGGCGGTCCCTCCTTGGACGACCACTCGGTCGTCCGGGTAGACGTCGTCTTGAAATTGTTCGATCCATCGTTTGCCGATGCCGGGGCGTCGGCTCATTGTGAGGTAAGGCGGGTGCACGCCGTCGATGGGAGTGTGTTCCTTCAATTGGTATCGCGCGATATACCCAGCGCTCTCAAAGCTCGCTTCACCAATTTCTGAATGGCCGAAGGTCCAGAGCGTCTCGAGTTCCTCGGAACGATAAAGATTGTAATGACCGCTCTTCCTCCAAAAATACATATCAGCAAAGCCGCGACCAAACAGAATAGCGTGATGGTGTGGTCTGTTATCTCGGTCACCATATTCACCGCAGTGGAAGAACGATATTCGATGTGGTGTTCGTTCTCTCAATCGTTTCATGAAACGGACGTAGTTGTCCGGATTGAGTGTCGGGGTTCCGTCTTTCGTTCGCGGAAGGTGTTCGTCGTTGTAGGTGAGCGTGATGAAACTGTTTTCGTCGTGCAGTTGCGCTTCGTGTGAGCAGCGCATGGCCCACTCTCTAGATTTGTCCAGTCGGCATCCATGGCACTTCCCGCAAGGGACAGAGACCGGAAGATCGATGAGCCCTTCATGCAAGCGAAAGGTGACGGCCCGCTTGCCACGGGCCGTCTTTTCCTTCGCTTTCCATCCATCGAGAGGGGCATTGCAGGGCATTATAGCCGAATGCCCCCTCGCATGGGATTCGTTCCGTAGTTGCGCTTCTTCACGTTAAGAGCGCCCCTGGTGAAGCTCTTGCGGCTTTTGCCGCGCGACATGCGCTTGCGTGATTTCACTTTTTGTTCCTCCATTCGTCGAGGTAGCGACCGGCCTTGCGCCGGTTCTGTGGGATGTACTCTGGTTTCCAACTGTGAGGTCCTGTCCGTTTACCTCCTTTCTTCTTCCAAGGGTACGGTCCCTTTGGCAGAGCCAGGCGGGACATTTCTTTGGCGGTAGAGCCGCCGGTTCCCATGATGTTCTTGAGAGTCCCGCCCATAGATTTGGCGAAAGGGATGACGTACTGCTCGAATGCCCCGAAGGGGTCGTCCGGCAGTAGCTCCTTCCCGTGTTTGTAGGCGTAAGCCTTGACTTCCTCTTGGTCCGCTTTGGCGCCGGTGTACCTGGCTTGTTCTTTTACGTTCTTGGCCGTGGCCAGGTTGAGCGCTGTTTGACCAAGGTTGCCGGCGATTGGCGGAGCGGATGAGGTGTTAGAAGATGCACCGGCTCCGCCGGTGGCTGAGAGAATGGGATTCAGTCCGGCGTGGATGAGGTCTTGAACCTCGCGTTGGTGTGCTTCACCCGAGAATCGTTTCTCCCAGGACCGTTGGTTGCGAAGCTGCCACCTGTTGGCGGCGATGCGTGCGACTTCGGCGAGCGCTTGCCATGCCATTAGTCAATCTCGAAAGGAAGAAGGGTCGCGAATGCCCTTGTGGTCTTTGAACGTGAGTTGGACAGCCATGCCTTCATGTCCCTCAGCAGTGCAATGGCATAGCTTTTTCTTACGGCGTCGTCGATTGAGTTGACCCAGTCCAGGATGGCTGTTTGCGCGGCGACCGCGAGGTACGCGATAGCTATTCTTTTCCACACGGTGACTCCCTTAAAATCGGCATCGTAGGATGCCTCAGGTTGAACGTTCTCTGCTTGGCCTATACCTAGGGTACCCCTCTAGAAGTGGTCGACGAGGCCGGGCACGCTGTAGACCGGCAGTGGCCGCGCGCACTTGATTTCGAAATGGCTATCGAAAATGAAGTGCGGTTGCGCTGGTACCGCGATGACTCGATCCACTGGTGGCTCGTCTACGATGAAGTCGGCTCCCAGGACGGGAAGCGAATCGAATTCTTGAGCCAGGTGCCAGGCGTCAAGCGGCGTTGCGTGTTCGCTTCTGAACTGGCCGGAAATTCTGCTCGGGTTGTATCTGTACTCGGCCCACCTCTCCTGGTAGGCGAATACCAGATCGTTGTCCGGAGCTCCGGCGTCGTGGTCTTGAAAATAGATTTCCTTGTTGAGAACTTCTTGCTCGCCTAGGTGTGCGAGGGCGGGCCAGAAGATGTCGTATTTCGTGTTGCGACTCCACATGCGATGGAGTCCCTGTTGGTACGTGAGATCGGCCTGTGCGGAGACAAGGCCGATAATGGTTCCGTGTTCCACGAACGACTTGTTGAAGCCGATGCCGCTGGCTGAACTCGTGGCGTATGCGCCGAGAATTCCCGGCGTGAGGCTGGCAATGATGTTCGTGAAAGGCACGGAGTTGACTGTGATTGGTGCGATGCCACCCCCTAGGTACTCCGGACGCTGTAAGCGGGCGTCCGGGCTGGTGACTTGGAAGTGTGCTTTGACGAGCTCGATGTATCTGGTTCCGCCCCTCGCGTCTCTCTCGAGAAGCTTCTGAAGCTGGATGGCTTCTCGCATTGAATTGATGGTCACGGCGGTCGAGGTCGAGAGGTCGGCCTGGAGGCCAACGTCAGTGCCCCAGTAGAGATCGGAGCCGGTGCTGTTCACGTCGTGGTCTGAGATTTGACCGGAGATCGCAACGTTATCGTTGCCGGTGAAACCGGGTTGATTGAGGACCATTGCGTGACGTGATGGCGTGCTGTCTTCGGCTTCGAGCCCCGGGATAGAGGTTGAGCTGACCCGTTCGATCGGGATGGTGCCTCCGAGCGGGAGTTCGACCCCCGGTCCTTTCTGAGGCCAGGGGAGTCCGCTGGTGAAGTAATCGTGACGTTTGCCCCTGCGTAGCAGGGTGTTGTAATCGGACCATGTGTCCGGACCGTCGTCCTTGTCGAGGACGACTCGATCCTGGAGGTTCTGATCTCTGAACCACTCGTTGTAGATGGCGTGCAGCGCTCGAAATGGTAGAGCGCTGACTGTGGTGTTCGTCCGCCCGGGCGGAATGCCCATGTAGTCCGCGTTGTCGAGTGCGGTCCCGCCGGTGGCGGACGTGATTTGCGGAATCGTGAAATCGGTTGAGTCCCCTGGGTTGATCTGTTCCCCCATGAACCGGGGGAAGTTGTCCCAAATGATTCTCCAGGGGACGAAGAAGAAGAAGTACGTGAGCCGGAGCGAATCCATAAGCGGATAGATCGGCGTCGCCAGGCGAGCGAACGCTGAAAGGTTCAGGTTGTAGGTATCGCCTGGGAGGACCTCGTCG